AATAAACCGTTACCCTTGTTTCTTCTACTCAATTCCTCACCCCCTTAACTTGGACTATTATCTAATGCATAATTGCCGACTTCACTGCCATTCTTCCAGAATGTAATACCTTTATCATAGATACCACAAATCTGTCTTTCATCATCAGCAGGAACACTCGCACTTATCGTACAACCTGCTGTTTTAACGTAATTCCAGTGTGGTCTTGAACTACGATTCGGAACTTTTAATCTCTTAACGCCATACCCAAATCTTGTAAAATAATCATCAATTATTTTTGCATATTCTGCTGTTATGCTCATCCTTCCTACATAGAACTGTTGTTTGCCGGAACTAACGTTTAGATTTCCCTGTGGATTTCCTTTAATCATATCAGCTTGAATACTTGCCTTGTAATCCTGTGTTAACAAACTAGCTACTTGGCCAACACCGCTAACTAAAGCACCGCCTATAGCTAAAGGGTTAGCTGTAAGACCTGCACCTATTACACCTGCACCAATACCTGCTAGTCTACTGCCTATACTTACAGAATTTTGAGCAACCCAAGCGTTGTAACTGTCAACGTTCCATGAGCAAAGAGGGTAACCAGTTAACGAGATAGATTCTGTGTTATTGGTAGCGTCACCACTACCCTTATAATTTGTTGGTCTTAAACATACAGTAACAGGCTGTGTTACATTTGCATTGATTTCAATAGAAGG